TATTCTGTAATCCATTAGACTCTCCCTATGTTCAATTATTGAATTTGCGTTACCCTTTCCAAGTCATCCTCACCCCCAACCCAGAAGTAGTCCATCTCAAAGTCAACCCATCGTTCTTTATGGAAGCACTTCCCATTGTGATGACTTTGGTCAAGCTGTACTCCATAAGGAAGACCTGCCCGTACAGTAGTTTTAATCGTTCCAGTCGACCCTTTACAATATCCTTCAACAATCTTAACCTTATCCTCTACTTCATACTTCTCTTTATTCACACCACCACCTCCTCTTTCCTATACTTCTTATTAACACAAGCATCTCCTTTTTTAAGAGGTTGGTTTGGGATTCCAAAGAAAGGACGATTCCCCTTCAACCTCTCGATGGCTTCGTAGGTTGAAATACTGTGCTTCTTTTTAAGTGCTCGTATCAACAACTCCACCATTTCTTCATTAACAGGTTTATTTTTTAGCAACTTCCACCTCCTCAACTTCAACCTCGAACGAGTCGAAGTTGTTAGCTTTCATTATCTCTTCTGCACCTTCCCTTGCTTCCTTTGTAGCTTCCTCTAGACTCTTAGGAAACAAGAAGTGGTCTATATCATGATAAGTGATTTTAACCCTGTATAGCTTGCTCATACTCTTCTCCTTTCTTATTTTGAAGTTACTTCAAAACATTTTAAGCAAACGCTTGATTGCGTTAGTTCTGGATAGGTGATGGTTACGCTGAACATTCTTGATTACCTGTTCAATCGCTAGGATAAAAGTCCTCGGTTTTCTTTTCATACTATCCTCCGAAGGTTGGGGTTATTTTACACTTTTAATCAATCCATCTTCCATAGTAACTTCTGCATACCACTTCCTAACATACGCAGAAGGACCAACAACAGCAAACTTTCCGCTTTCTTTAAACTCTGCCCCGAAGAGACTGGTTTCAATGTAACGAAGAGGCTGTCCAACATTCTTCTTTAAGTCTTTTTTATGTTTATAACTAGCTACTAACATTCTTATCCTCGGCTTTCTATACTGGTTTTGGAAGGCTAATTGCAATTTCAAAGTTTGAACATAGCAACAGGCTATTTATTATTTTCTTTTTCAACTAACTTATAATCCTGCCCATTTATACTAACAAAATAAGTATGTTCCAAATCCTCACTAATATATTCTCCCTCCTGAACCAAATAAACCTTATCATTTATTGTTGCAAATGTAGCTTCCTCGCATTCTTTGATTGAGCTTGGTGTAATACAGCAATGATTTTCATCATTTACCCAAGAGCCTTTTTCCAATCCTTCAACTTTTTCAACTTTCGTAAGTTCTGCTTTTTCCATAATATCCTCCTTATGTTATCCTTGTATTTACAAGGCTTGTTTCATTTGAGGCTGTTTGTATGTTCAATTTTTGAATTTTTGATATTTTCAATAGTAAGCAATAAGTATGCCATATTTGAATATATTTCAATGGTTTGAACATACTATAGATACGGCATTTTTTCCGATTGACTTGACCTTTTTTTGTGGTATAATGTTCAAGCGAATACTTTTCACTCATTAAGGGGTTGTTTTGTGGGGTAAATCGCTTGCTAGTGGCATTATCTTTTTTTTGTGGTATCATTAGTCCTAATTTCAATTTTAAAGGCTTAAACGTGAGATTTTAGGGGTTAATTAATCACTAACGAATCATATCACAGAAACGTGGGTTTGTCAAGCGAAATAAAAAGAAAATTGCCCCTTGTCCATGCTCTCTAAAGCAAGGCTGTAACGTGCAAGCCTTGACGTTTCCCTATAAGGTGCGTGTGAGGTTATTAGGTTTTTGTATGTTCAATTCTGGCGGAAAATTACCAATGAATCACCCTAAAAGCGTGGGGTTTTTGTGGTGAGGTTAAGTCGTTACAGGTCAACAGTTTCCCTATAAATATGTAAAATAATCAATCACAGGGTTGTGGGACAGCTAAACTATTGAAAACAAAAGGGATAAGTGCAAAAAAACACAACACCACACAACACCACACGTCTCTATCTTTTTCAAGCCTTTTGTGCCAGTTTGATACATCACAGACGTTACACAAAAGCGTGGTAAAAGGACCTGATTCATTGGTAAATTTTATATATAATAAAAAAATAATACAATATAATGCAATCTCAAGCCATTCCACTAAAATAACAGGTGTAAAAATGTGGGGTTTTCAAACCTCTATAGAGAAAACAGCAATATCGCAATTTCAATTATTTCCTCACTACATAGCAAGTTTTTTGATCAAAATTCCACAAGGTTTAAAATATGATGATTTTATTGATATGGCATGATTCTTGAAAATTTGAGGATAGTGTATATTTCAGATTGACAGGGTATAGGTTGAAAAAATATATTTTATTTTACTTGACTTGCTAAAGTTTTTATGCTATACTGTCGTTACTATGATAAAGGAAAACAATTTACTAACAGAAAAACAAAACGAGGTGAAAGTGCAAAACGTAATTGTAAACAGTACGAATTACAGTTTTGACGTACAAGCCTTGACACTCCGCAGTTGTATCAACCCTTGTGAGGTGTTAAGCCTTGACGACTACATTGAACAGCAGAACACCTTGACTAGCACGCATACGGTTGACGAATTACTAGCACTAATTAGCTAAAAAGTTTCATTGTTCATTGATATAGACTATATGTTACTACCTAACAAAAAAGAGGTGTAACAATGAGTAAGACTCTACAGGACACAGGAAAGTACAGCGTAAAGGAAACTGGAGAAGTCATCACATACAAGTTTGAATACATTGTGTATGATGATAGCGACAGCCTAGTTGAAATCTTGAAGTTAGCCAATCGACAGGCTAAAGTCGACGGCAACAACACGACTAGGGAAAAGGTCAAGGCTGAGAATGGGCATTCTGCGCGTGCAGTATTGACAGAAGAGCAGAAGCTTGAGAACAAGGCTAAACGTCACGCAGATAAAGCCTTGCTTGAGAAAATCAAAAGCCTTGACGCTGAGATGCTTGCTGGATTAGGTCTCGCATAACAAGGTAGTACAACACTAACAGCAATTAATCAGTAACATATAGTCTAGTCAATGAACAACCTACCAACCAACACACCAACACACTAACACACACAGCCTAAAGTTGCCCATGCTATATTGTTTGGCATACTAATTGCTAGCACTAGCATATATCATGCCAACCTGTATTAACAAGCCTTGAAAATGCAAGGCTAGCACCCCCCCATGCGAGCCTAAAATACTATATGGGCTGGCTTTTATTTTCTACCAATTTAAAGCTCGACGCCGTAACCTCTTGCTATCAAAGGACTTAGGAAACGAACAAAAATAATTGAAAATACTTCTTGACTTTTCTTCAAGTCTGTGCTATAATGTGCCTAGAATTTTATATGTTCAATTATCTTGACCTTATTGAAAAGTGAACTTTTGCCCGATTGAACATAGTACCTAGCCCTTACGGGCTTGCTTTAAAAGACTACGCTGGCTTCCGACGGGGAGTTGGCGATAACTGTTAGCTAACGGCACTTACCTTTACCTCTAACGAGGGCGAGGACTAGTGCCGTTTTTTCTTCAACCCCCCTTTTAGGAGACTGACGTGCAAAACAATGGGTATCAAAAAGTTATTGTGGGGTTGATGAGGGAAAATAAAATTTTGCGTGGGATTATAAGGAGTGCAGGCTTTAGATTATACGTGGAGGTGGGGGATATACTGGTTGAGAGGAATGGAACACTTTATTTTATAGGTGAGGGGGGAGAAAATGCCAATCGTGAAGAAACAAATGATGAGGGCTATAACGACTATCAAGAACCAACCTAATCGGCTGAGTTCTAGACATGCTATAATTGCCCTACTTGATATTGGTGGAGCTACTGGGAGGGAGATTGCAGAGGCTACCAACTATACCGAAGCACATGTTTCTTTGATTAGAAACACTCCTATGTTTGAAGCACTTCGGGAGGAGAAGAGGAAGGAACTTCATGCTAAAATAATAGACAGAACGTCAAGTGATATAATGGCTGGTGACCCAGTTGAGAATAGCTTGAAGGCTCTTGCTCAAGATGCAGTTAATAAGTATAAAGAATTGCTGGACGGGGCTGAGAGTGAGTATGTTGTTAAGTCAGTTGCTGACTCAATACTTGACCGTTCTGGGTATAAACCCCACACAACGGGTACTAAGGTAAGAATAGAAGTTACTGAAAAGATGGCTGATAGATTTGAAAGGGTTATGGGTATGAGCGATGAACCTACAAACAATGTCCGAGAAACAACGGTTAGTATTGAGGAAGAAGTGTCTTCGTAGTCTCTTTGCTTTCTGCGTTGCGGTGATGGGATATGATGATATAACCGGGGAACTACATGGAGAATACTGTCGTTTCCTGGAGATTGATGGTGCTCGTAAGCAGGCAACTATGCCTCGTTCTTTTGTAAAAACATGGATAGGGTCAATTGCTTATCCTATCTGGATTACCCTCAAGAGGGAAGGGGATGATGAGTTCCCAGTTGGAGTTAACAGGGAAGATAAGTTCTGGCAACTTGGTCCTAACATGAGAATATTGATTGCTTCTTATGTTATAAGTAATAGTGAGAAGATGGTGGGGTTGATTAGAAAAACGTATGAAAGTAACCCAGCTATGCAGATGTTATTCCCTGAGGTTATTCCATACAACTTCAACAAAACGAAGTGGAGTAATTCTGCAGCTTGCATCAACCGAACTGAAGATGCAACTGAGATGACGTTTGAAGCAGGTGGTATCGGGGGTTCAACAACCTCTAAACATTATGACTTAATACTAGAAGACGATTTAATCTATGCAAATAAAGATGACTTCACTGGTAGGGAACTTCAACCTAATCAGGATGACATAGACAAAGCAATTGGTTGGCACAAAATTGCAACCTCTTTGCTGGTTCCTGGAAAGCACACACGGATACACAATACTGGAACTAGGTGGGCTAATAAGGACTTGGTTGAGTATATTTGGACTACGCAGAAACATTACCTTACTTTCATACGAGGTGCGGTTGATTTAAAAGAGTTAGAGGAAAAGGGTGGAGATTGGAGACGTTGCCACCCTACTTGGGAAAGTTGCTACGATATTAGTCAGTTGGAAATGATAAGGGTTGAGCAAGGTCCTTACATGTTTGCAACGCAGTATCTTCTGCAACCTAGTTCTCCTGAGGAACGAATATTCAAAACCCATTGGCTTCAATGGTATGATAAAAGAGAAGAAGTACCTAGTAATGCTAGAATCTTCACCACGGTTGACTTGGCACTCTGGAGTCACACAACAAGGAAGAGAACGGATTGTAATGCAGTTATATTAACTTGTGCTTGGGATGAGAAGAATCACTTCTGGGTTCTCCACTACGACGTAGCTCGCTACAACCCAAGTGAGGTTTTGGAAATAATGGCTAGGCATTGGCAAATGTTTAGCCCAGAACAGATTGGTGTAGAGTCTGTGTACTACCAAGAGGCGTTAGCTCACTTCGCCTATCGCTATATGGACGAGGGGAAGCTTCCACGAATGAGGATAGCTCAACTAACGCCTAAGGGCAATGTGGCTAAGGATGTTCGCATTCGTGGCTTAGAAGCATATGCGTCTTCCTTAGCTGTACATTGCAAGCGAGAACACACTGAGTTCATTGAAGAGTATTCTGACTACGTCCCTGGGAATAAAACATGTAAGAAGGATATTCTGGATGCTTGTGCATACCAGATACAAATAGCAAGACCTGGAACACCCTTTGTTGTTAAGAAGCAGCGTACTGAAGCCACTTACGTGTTCAAGATGGATGCAATGGAGTTGATTAACAAACTTAAAAGTGGCTCGGAGAAGAAGGATAGATTTGGAAGACCAGAGATTGCCCTCGACCCATACACTGAGGAGATGGGGGATTCAATGGTTGATTTGATAGATGCTTACGCTGATGAAGGCTAAGTGCAAGTTCAATATTTGAACATAGAAGGAGGTTGGTAATGTCGATAGCATTCGAAAAGGGTGTTAAAGCAGGTGGGATAGTAATCCTAAAGAACTTATCTGGAGGGCGATACCAGCGCTTCTGTAAGTTAAAAGGTAAGTTGATTGCAGGAGAAATAACGCAGAAAAAAGTAAACCCATATAGTGAGGCTTTAAAATAATGACCCCTTCTATTAAAGCGGTAAAACCGAAGCCAGAAAAGCCTAAAGGAAACCCACAAGAGAGAGTGTACAACAAGAAGTGGGAGTCTCTAAAAGCTCGTGGCTTTAAGAAGCCCAAAAACTTTGCAGAAAACGCCAAGAGAATACAGGAGGCACATCATGGCAATTGAAATACCCAGTGCTCATATTAAAGGAAAAGGTAGCACGGAGTGGGAATTCTGGCGTGATGAAATCATTGCTGGTGTACGCTATCGTGACATCTACGGTAAAGCCAAAAAGTGGCAAGTGTATAAAAACATGTATCGTGGCTTCTGGGGAACTTCTACTGGGGATAAAAAGATAGTTCCTGTTAATCTCATGTACGCAATTGGTCGTTCACTAGTTCCTCAGGTGTACCTAAGGAATCCAAGGGTTGCTGTTAATCCAAGTCGTCCTGGGTTTGCCATGCACGCAAGAGTACTCGAACGGATTGACAACTACTTGATTAGGGAGACTGGCTTAAAGAATGAATTGAAGTCGTTGGTTCTGGATAACTTCCTCTGTGGAACAGGACCTATCATCATTGGGTATGATACTGAATACGGTTTCAACCCAGCTCAATTATCCGAGGACTTCTCTGACAGTACACTTACTGGTTTCAGCAAGACTGGGGATAAGATAGAATACTCTGACAAGGTTAAACCTGGCATGCCTTGGGCATTACGTTGTAACCCTAGTGATTTCATCGTACCTTGGGGAACTAAACACTGGCAGGAAGCACGATGGTTTGCTTTTCGAAAAATGCGATTACTGAGGGATATTAAAGCTGACCCTAAGTACAAAAATAAAGGAGACCTCAAAGGGGAGTTTACAACTAAGCTGGATGGTTCAAGTCAAGGAACTACAAACGCTGACCCTAGCTACCTTGCAGGCAACACAAACGATTGGGTGGAGATATTTCAAATTCATGATAAACGAAGTGGAAAGGTTAGGGTCATCTCTTTAAGCCACCCTAAGTTCCTAAGGGATGATATTGATTTCCTACAGATTGAGGGCTTGCCAGCTGAGGTGCTTCAGTTCAACGAAGACCCTGATTACTTCTGGGCTGCACCCGACGCTAGAATGATTGAGGTTCAGCAAACTGAACTGAACGATATAAGAACAGTTGCAAGAGCTCATCGAAGAGCTGCTTTGTTGAAGATGTTAATCGATGGGGATGTGTTTAAAGAAGAGGATGTTGATGCTCTC